CGAGAACAAACGCGCACACCGTGTCCGATCGACCCCGACCGAATCCGCACCTCTTCCCGCTTCGTGTTCTCCTCGGACACGAACCCGCGAACGAAGCGATCAAGGCCGCCGCCCGGCGGCACATGGCGCTCCTCGCGTCGGACGCCGTGTGGTTCGACGAAGACGAGTTCGATTCGTTCATGGAGACGGTCGACCATCTCAAGATCGAAGACGGGCATGAACTCTCGGGCGAACCGATCACCCTCCTTCCGTGGCAAGCATGGGTGTACGGCTCCCTCTTGTCGTGGAAGAAAACGAGCAACGGCGGGCGCTTCATGAAGCGCGTCGCGGTCGAGGTGGGACGCGGCGCCGGGAAGACGACGGCGTCGGCTTCGCTCCTCCTCCACCTCGCCCGCGTCGGTGGGAAGTCGGAACTCCATGTCATAGCCAACACGGTTCCCCAATCGACCATCGCGTACACGGCGATCGGCGAATGGGCGCGGTCGGCGTTCGGCGACTCCCGCGACCCCGACGCTTCGGACACCGCCGAGTTCAATGTGACCGAGCGCAAGATCGCCCACAACTACACGGGGTCGACCATCACCCGGCGGGCGGCGAAGAACGCGAGTCTTGACGGCTTGAAGGGTTCGTTCCTCGTCGACGAAACCTCGGAGATGACGGGGTCGTGGTTGAAGAAAATCACCTCCGCCTTGCCGAAGCAACGCGACGCCTTCCTCTTGTCGATCACGACGCCGGGCGGTCAAGAACTCGGCGTCGACTCTCCCTACTATGTCTTCACGCGCATCCATCACGAAGCGCTCGAAGAGGAGCATTGGGAAGAGATGGGCGTCGGCTCGTTCTTTTTCGGCCTCGATCCCGAAGACGATTTCGAAGACGAATCGGTTTGGCGGAAGGGACAACCTTCGCTTGACCATGTCATTCCGATCGAGTCGTATCGCGCGGCGCTCCTCGATTGCAAGGCTAGCGGTCGCGAATCCGACTTCGTCCGGTTCCAACTCTCGACCTACTCGACGCTCGACTCGCCGTGGCTCGTCGGGGACATGTGGGATCGGTCGCTCGAAACCGTCGACGGTCCCGGCCCCGACGACGCCGTCGTGATTGGGTTGGATTTTTCGCGGAGTTTCGATGTCACCTCGGGATGCGCGATGTGGTGGGACGGAAAGAAACTCCGCGCGGTGTGGCGTCATTGGGTCATTCGGAAACTCAAAGGCGACATCAAACGCGACTACCAACGATTCCTCGACGATTGGCAACGCCGCGAGAATGTCGTCGTGTGCGACCATTCGGTCCAATACCATTCGATTCGGGAATGGTTGTGGGACATGAAGAACACGACCCGGCTCCGCCGTGTCGGCTACGACGCGCTTTCGGGGATGCACACCGAACTCGGCAAATGGGGAAGCGTCGACGAAAAGTACAACCCGGCGACGATGCTCCCGATGGCGCCGGTACCTCAAACCGTGACCACCTTCGGCCCGGCGACCTACCTCGTCGAAGGGATGTTGCGCTCGGGCATCTTCAAGCCTGCCGACGATCCGGTCGTGAACTACTCGGTTTCGAATGTCCAACTCGAAGAGAATGTAAACGGCGACCGTCGCCCGTCGAAGGTGCGATCGTCCGGAATCATCGACCCCGTCGTCGCTATGTGCATGGCGGCGCATGTCCTCATCGTTGAGGAGATGACGGAACCGGGGGCCTACAACGACGACGCGGAGATCGCGGTTTGATGAATCTACGAAGGCTTTTCCGGTGGCCTCGGGCGAATGTCGCGGGCGGTGGGGGGATCTCCTTCATCCCCGATTATGCGGGGGCGCCTCGAATCACGGCGTCGACCATCAAGACCGACCCGATTCAAGCGCTCAACTACACGCCGGTCGCCCGCGCGATCTCTTCGATCGCGGTCGACCTCGCGCGGTGTGGCCTCGTCATTCAAGAGCGCGACGGGTGCGGGTGGACCAATGAAGAGATGCCGGGCGATCTCTCGTTCGTACTCAATGACGAGCCGAACGAGTTTCAAACCGCAACCGACTTCCTCGGTTGGATCGTCAACCAATGCTTGCTTTACGGCAACTCGTTTGCGCTCATCTCGCGGCGGGGTGCGGAGGTGGAACAACTCATTCCCCTACGCTCGCACGAAATGCAACTCCTCGTCGACTCCGAAGGCCGGTGGTTTTACAACTCCTCGGAATGGGGCCGCCTTCCTCCCGAGGATGTCTTGCACATGCGGGCGCCACAATACAAGCGGGTCGGGTGGGGAGACTCCCCGACGGCGCTCGCGGCGGAGTCGATCGCGCTCGGTATCTTGATGGATCAAGGCGCCGTCGACGCATGGCGTACACCCGGCCTTGCCAAAGTAAAGATTGAAACGGAAGAGGCCGTCGGCGCCGATAAGGTTCGAGCGATCCAAGAGTCGTTCACCTCGGTACATGCTTCGCGAGAAGGCGTCCTCAAACCGATCGTCGTTCAAAACGGTTCGTCGGTCGACAACATCGGATCGAACCTTTCCGAAATGGAATGGAGCGTTGGTCGTCGGGAGATCATCGCCGACATCGCCCGCGCCTTCGGCATCCCGCCGTTCGTTCTCTTCACCGAAACGACGGCGTCATGGTCGGAGGAGGAATCCCGGATGTACGCGGACGGCTTGGGACAATGGGCCTTCCGCCTTGCGACCGAGATGTCGAACAAACTCTTAGACGACGCCGACACCCGCATTCGCTTCGACACCTCCCGCCTCTTGCGCGGCGGTTTCTCCGAGACCATGTCGGCTTATCAAATCGCGATCCAATCCTCGATCATGACGCCGAACGAAGTTCGACTCGAACTCGGGCTTGGAACCGAAGAGGGTCTCGACGAGTTCTTCGCGGGTCCGAACATGATGACGGGCGACGGTGATCCCGATGAGGCCGAAGAAACCGAAGAGGCCGAAGACACCGAAGCCGAAACCCCGAGCGAAGGATTTGACGATGCCGCATATTGAAACCCGAATGGCGTTCAACGCAATCGAAGCGGACGACCGGACAATCACCGGCATCGCCGTTCCGTACGGTGAGTCGTCGCGGATGATCGTCGGCGAGCGGGCGAGGCCGTTTCGCGAAGTCTTCAACCGCAACGCCGCGAAGACCGGACCCGATACGGTCTTGATCACCAATCACGACCCCGCGTCGATTCCGCTCGCCCGCGTCGGCGCCGGTACCCTTTCGTTCGAGCAACGACCAAACGGCTTGCACCTCCGCGCAAGCCTCCCCGAGTCTCGCCCCGAAATCCGCGAAGCGGTCGCACGAGGCGACATTGATTCCTTTTCGGTCGGCTTTATCGTCGACGACGATGGCGACTCTTGGAAGCATCACAAAAGCGGATCCGTCCGCACCATTACTTCGGCCACGGTGGTCGAAGTGTCTCTCGTTTCGCATCCGGCGTATCCGGGTGCGCGAATCTCCGGAAGCAACAAATGAGCCTTTCCGATCTCCGCAAGACCGCGAACGAAACGCGCGGCCGGATCGAAGCAATCCTCAAGACCGACGGCGAACTCGGTCCGGATCTCGTCTCCGAACTCACCGACCTCGAAACCCGAATGGTCGAAACGAACACCGCCATCGAGCGCGAGGAACTCATCGCTCGAACTTCGGCGCTCGTCGAGAATGTCGAACCGACCTACACGCCGGACAAGCGTCGCGGAAACGCCGCCGCCGCCCCGCGTGAAGTCACCGACGCCGATCGTTGGGAAGCGGTCGCGAACCGCGCGCTTTCCCGTCTCGGTCTCGAAGCCCGAGCGGATGACACTCCGCTTTACGGCTACACCGCCAACGGCAACGACGGCGACTCCCTCATCCCCGTCGACCTGCAAGACATGCTCCTTCGCATCGCCCCGAATCTTTCGGCGGTGAGAAATGCGGCGACCGTCCGGTCTTTTAGCGTTGATGCGGAGATTCCCGTCGTCGCCAACCGTGCGAGCGTTGCAACCATCGTTAGCGAAGGGTCGGCCTTCGCCGATGTCGCTCCCGAGTTCGACCGCCTTCGCGTGAAGAACTTCAAGACCGCAACCGAAACCGTCTTCTCGATCGAGTTCCTCGCGGACAACCGTGGCGGCGCGATGGAGGAGACCATGCGGCAGCACATGGAAAACCATGCGCTCGGGTGGGAAACCTACTACGCTTCCGCCTCGCCGACGCTCGGTGCGACTCGCGTCGCCCCCGAGGGAATCCGCGCTTCCAAGACGACCATCGACGCCGCGTTCGATTGGGCGCCGATCAACGACGCCGACGGCGCCGGTGCCGATCTCGCGGCGACGGCGACCACCGAGAATCTCATCAAGGTCATCAACGCGCTTCCGGGCAAGTTCCGAAACGGAACGAAGCATTGGATCATGTCGCCCGCGTTCCACGCCGCGCTCGTCGGCGGCCTTGACGCGCAAGACCGCTTCGCGTTCTTTGCGCAGGCGACCGGCACGGCGCAGAACAACCCGCTTTCCGTCGGCACGGCGCTCGGCTTCCCGATCCTCCTTTCGGATTCGATGCCCGCGACCTACACCGACGGCGATGTCGCTTGTGTCCTCCTCGACCGCGAATCGTACATGATCGCGGACCGATCCGGCTCGATGCAAACCCAACTCGACCCGTTCACGGGTGGCGCGTCGGGTCTCATCAAGTTCCGATCGTGGATGCGTTCCGATGGTCTTTGGACCAACCCGGCCCGCTCCGCTCGTCTCACCTTCTGACCCCGGGGCGTTGGCGGGGGCTTCGGCCCCCGCCTCCCCGGCCTCGGAGCCTTCGCGATGTTCGTCCCCACACGCCTCCACAACCAACCCTTCACCCTTGCGGAGTTCCGAGACCATGTCGGGATCGACTACACCGACGACGACGCCGCCTTGACGCGGGCGCTAGACTCGGCGGCCTCGATGTGGGAGACGAACACGAACTTCTTTCTTCGCGCGACTACCGCGCTTTTCGATCTCGATTTCGTCGAGAACACGATCCCTTCCGCCAATGTCCCTTCGTCGGTCACGGTCACGAAGCGGTCGATCTCGGACGGCACATCTTCGACCGATTCCGATCGTTGGGAGATCGGGCGAGGCTCGGGCATGTGGACCGTACGCCTCGCTCCCGGAAAGTCGTTCGATTCTTCGTACCGTTACGAGGCGACGCTATTGCTTGCGGCGCCTGCGGTCATGCCGCCGGAGGTAAAGGCGGCGGTGTTCGGCCTCGGGCTTCACCTCTTCCGGCACCGTGGCGTCGGTGAGGAAGCCGCATTCGCGACGGTGCCGTATTCCGTCCGGGCGATCCTCGGCAACTATCAACGGGGTTCGATTTGAGTCGCGGACGCTTTACGCACTACCTTTCGTTCTACTCGCCGATCCCTACGACGGATGGCGCCGGGCAAGTGTCGCTCGGCTATGTCTTGTCGTTCAATGTTCGCGGCGACTTCCTTGTCCGCTCGTCGGTCAAAGGCGAAACCAATCTCGCGACGCCGGGCGAGATGCGGATCGCTTCGATCCGGATTCCGTACAACCGAAAAGTTCGCGTCGATTGGCGGGTGTCTTTCGAGGGAACCACATACGAAATCCGGGGCCTTCGCGACCCCGACGGGCGCCGGGTCTTCCTTGATCTCGAAGCGGAGATCGTCGACGGATGAGATACGACGAGCGCGGCATCATGCAAGCGAAGCGGGAGATCGCCCGCAAGGGTGGACCCGTCGCGGAGGCGATGG